TTAGATGATAGTGGATTAGATGTTATTGGTTTATATGATAGTGGCTTAGATGTTATTGGTTTATATGTTAGTGGCTTAGATGATAGTGGATTAGATGTTAGTGGATTAGATGTTAGTGGATTAGATGGTAGTGGATTAGATGGTAGTGGATTAGACGTTAGTGGCTTAGATGGTAGTGGATTAGATGGTAGTGGATTAGATGGTCGTGAATTAGACGTTAGTGGATTAGATGGTAGTGGATTAGATGGTAGTGGATTAGATGGTAGTGGCGATAATATAGAAATTAGTGAAAATATATTACGTAAAACTTTATTTGAATCATATTCTAAGACTGAAAGACCAGTTAAAAAATTTACTGAAAATATTAAATTAAAGTATGGTATTGAAATAAAAAGTTTAGAATATTTTGATCAAAAAGGTGAAAATATTAAATTTAATTTATGGCTAACACAAATGTGGAAAGATGATTATTTAAAATGGAACAAAACGGATTATAACTACCATTATTTGAATATAAATTCTGATAACATATGGGTACCTGATTTAGAACTTTATAATGCAGCATCAACGCCTAAAATATATGATACTAGTGGAGGTTTAAAATTATTTAATGATGGAACTATCTTATGGATTAGACCAACTACTTATTCATTTTCATGTAAATTAGATTTAATTATGTTTCCATTTGATGAACAAAGATGTACAATGACATTTGGTTCTTGGAAATACAGTGCTAATTTTTTAGATTTGCGGCCTTTTGATAATCATCCTAAATTTAAAAATATAAGTGTAGATCCAAGATTTTCACATAATGAATGGAATATTATAGATACTTATGTAGTACATGAAGATATTGAATACTTATGTTGTCCAGATGAATTATGGCCTAACTCGTTTTATACAATTGTTTTAAAGCGTAACTACACAAAATATTTAGTAGTAATTGCGATGACATTACTAATAACAATCGCATCATTAGTTATATTAACATTTTCAATGAAACAATATACACGAACGTTTGTACTTGTATTTTTACCATTATCTATTATATGGTTACAAGTTTACATATCAAGTAAAATACCAGTAATAGAGTATTATACATTGATGGAAAAAATATTAGTAACATGTTTTATTATTACGATATTAAATGCTATGGAAAGTGGATTTATATTTATAATTATTAATGAAAAATTTGAATGTTTAACTAAGTTTTATCATAAAATTATAAATACTAAAATTAAAAATTACAAAATAAATAATGTTAAAATAATACACAATTCAAAAAATAATAATTTAGATATTTACAAAAATTTAAATACTCATCTTTTGTGGTTAGACAATTGTTATAGATTTCTAATAATAAGCTGTTTCATTATAATTATTAGTATATTTATGACATATAAATAGATTAAGTTACAATTAAATTATTTAAAGATACTTATTTAAATATAATCTATCAATGAGTGATAATAATATAGATAAAAAAATAATAGTACCGATTGTCGTTGAACCACCAGTAGTTGAGACACCAGTAGTTGATCCCCCAGTAGTTGAGACACCAGTAGTTGATCCCCCAGTAGTTGAGACATCAGTAGTTGAGGCACCAGTAGTTGAGACACCAGTAGTTGATCCCCCAGTAGTTGAGGCACCAGTAGTTGAGACACCAGTAGTTGATCCCCCAGTAGTTGAGACACCAGTAGTTGATCCCCCAGTAGTTGAGACACCAGTAGTTGAGACACCAGTTGTTGATCCACCAGTAGTTGAGACACCAGTAGTTGAGACACCAGTAGTTGAAACATTCAAGTTCCAAGCTGAAATAACGCAGCTTATGAGTATTATTATAAATACATTGTATTCAAATAAAAGCATTTTTCTAAGGGAGTTAATATCAAATTCATCAGATGCTTTAGATAAAATTAGATACATGTCATTAACTGATCAAGATGTATTAAAATCTGAACCAAAATTAGCTATTAATATCATTCCTGATAAAGATAATTCGATATTACATATAGAAGATACAGGTATTGGTATGACAAAAGCTGATTTAATAAATAATTTAGGAACTATCGCAAAATCTGGTACAAAGGGATTTATAGAACAATTGAGTAAAAAAGACGATATGTCATTAATTGGCCAATTTGGTGTTGGATTTTATTCAGCATTTTTAGTAGCAAATACAGTTACAGTAACAACAAAACATAACGATGATGAACAATATACATGGAGCTCAACCGCAGACGGTTCATTTACAATAAAATTAGATACAACACCAACACTAAAACGTGGCACACGTATTACATTATATTTGAAAGAAGAACAAAAAGACTATGTTGAAGAAACTATTATAAAACATTTAGTTAGAACACATTCAGAATTTATTAATTATCCTATATCATTAGCAAATTTAAAACAACGAGAAATAGATGTAATAAGTGAAACTAATGATGAAGAAGACGATGTTGAAGGAGTAGTAAAGGATGATGTTGAATCTAAACCAACTGAAAAGCGTACCGAAACATATTCAGAATATGAGGAATTGAATAGTATAAAACCATTATGGACTAAAGACCGACAAAAGATAACTAATGATGAATATGGTCAATTTTATAAATCGATTAGTGGGGATAAAGAACCACCATTAGCGGTTAAACATTTTAAAACTGAAGGGGATATAGAATTAAAGGCAATTATGTATATTCCTAGATATACAGAAGTAAATGTAGTCAATAAACGAAAACAAAAACAAATAAAGCTATATGTAAGACGTATATTTATAACAGATCATTGTGAAGAATTGGTACCAGATTGGTTATCATTTATTGTTGGTATTATAGATTCCGATGATTTACCATTAAATATATCTCGAGAAATGCTACAACAATCAAATATTATGAAATCAATTAGAAAACATATTATCAAAAAATCAATTGAATTGTTTACTGAAGTTATGTCGGACGACTACACCTACAAAATATTTTACAAACAATTTTCTAGAAATATTAAATTGGGAATTCATGAAGATCCAACACTTAACAATAAATTAGGAAAATTGTTACGATATAAATCTGCTAAAACAAATGATGAAATATCATTAGATGAATATATAAATAATATGAAACCCAATCAAAAAGAAATTTATTATATTGGTGGAGAATCTATAGAAATTATAAAAAATTCATCTATTGTTGAAGGTGTTACTAGTAAAGGTTTTAATGTATTATTTATGGTAGACCCATTAGATGAATATGTTGTAAGGTCTTTGTACAAATACAATAATAAAGTATTACAACTTATTACAAACGAAAGTTTTGAATTACCTGTTTCAAAAGAAGAAAAGGAAAAAAATGACAAAATCCAAGAAGAACATGATGTATTATGTAATAAAATGGTACATATATTAAATGGACGATGTAGTAGAGTTGTTGTATCAACAAAATTAAATAATTCACCATGTAGTGTTTTTACAAACGATGATAGTTGGTCTATTAATATGGAACGTATTATGAAAACGCAATCATTATCCAATAATCCAGAACAATTTTATATGGTCTCTGAAAAAAATCTTGAAATTAATCCAAATCATCCAATCATCAAACAATTAAAATTTAATTTGGAAACGGAAAACATTAATGATTTAAACACAAATATAGTAAATCTTATGTATGATTCAGCATTAATAGAAGGTGGTATAACATTAGAAAATAAATTATTTTCTCAGCGCATTTATAATATGATTGAAATGGGTCTTGGAACATCGACCAAAAATAAAATGAGTAACACTGATGCTTTAGAATTATCAAATATTAATGATACTATTGGAGATGAAGAACTAAATAGAACACGTGATTATGGCTCAAAGATGATTGAAAAGGAAATCAAAAAAATAGAAAGTCAAACTGATTTAGTTGAAGAAGTAACTCTAGATGAACCAGTTGAAGAAGTAACTCTAGATGAACCAGTTGAAGAAGTAACTCTAGATGAACCAGTTGAAGAAGTAACTCTAGATGAACCAGTTGAAGAAGTAACCCTAGATGAACCAGTTGAAGAAGTAACCCTAGATGAACCAGTTGAAGAAGTAACTCTAGATGAACCAGTTGAAGAAGTAACTCTAGATGAACCAGTTGAAGAAGTAACACTAGATGAACCAGTCAAGCTAGAAGAACAAAGTAATTATAATGATTCTGATGCTGAGTTTTATTTAAGACAAATGGAATATTCGATTCAAGCATCTTCTCCAACAATTGATAAAAGATTAACGGATGTTGTTAATACTATTATATCAGAATCATCGTGTGAATCTGTAAATGATTCACCTAAAGAAATGCCTAATTTAGAACCAATAAATTAAAATACTGATTTATAAATTTGATAATGAATTTTGATTTTTATTTAAATTAATGAATACACTTATTTATACTTTACCCCAATTGTACAAAGCAATTGTTGTAGCAAGACCATCAAAAACATGTAAATCACCTTATTTAGCAGATATTCAAATTATAACGAAAAAAAAAGCTGGAAAAATGGTTTTCAATATTAGGTCTGATATTGTTATGGCACACACCCCAGCATTAGGTTGTGGCGGATTGGTGTCAAAAGGAAAAATAGTGTATGTTACTAAAAAAGAAAATACAAAAGCAAAATCAAAATATACTATTTATCAAACAGAAATAAAAGAACAAGGGCAAAAAATGATTATTGGTGTAAATCCAAATATTTGTAATACTTTATTTGAACATATATTGTTAAATAATGTTTTAGATACATTTATAGATTACACTATTAAACGAGAACATACAATAGGTAAATCAAGGATAGACTTTTTATTAACTAACGAAAAGAAATCGGTATTGTGTGAAGTCAAAAACGTATGTTTAGCCTATTATGAAGATATTCCAATTAAAGAAATAAATAAACGCGATTATTCAAATAATGATATAAATTCTAAAATAGCTATATTTCCAGATTGTAATCGTAAAATCCAAAAAAACCCAATTAGTCCAAGAGCAATGAAGCATATTGATGAGCTAATAAAAGCATCTAAAAATGGATACAAATGTTATTTAGCATTTGTAATACAACGATATGATTGTTCTTATTATAGCCCATCTAAATTAGATCAAAGTTATTACAAAAAATTACAATATGCATATAAAAATGGGTTTTTGGATATTATTCCAATTCAAATAAAATGGATTGGTTCCAATGCGTATGTTAATAAAATATTGGAACTAGATAAAGACTTTACAACTTAATTTATAGCTATAAAATGATTTATATTGATGATTACATTAATTAATTTTATTTTATATTTATAATGATTATGGTTATAATTTTATTAATTATATTGATTATAATGATAGTGTTATGTTTATTAATAAATAAAGAAACTTTTAGTAATAATAATATACAAAATTTTAAAAAATGTATTAATAAACATAAAGGTAAAAAGAAAAATATACTTATTTGTAGTAGCGGTCCTTCATTAAACGAAATAAAATATTTTAAAAATAAATTCACAAAAGAATTTTGGGATGATTGTTACGTTATTTCTGTAAAAAGTTCACTAAATATACTAGACAAACATAATATTAAAAATGATTTTTTAATAAGTAATTTTTCAGGATCAATTAACAAACTTAATTATGATTTATTGGAACAACAAAATAAACCAATTGTTATTGGTGGTAATTATCATGATAAACACAAAAAACATAAACTAAAAAAATATGTTGATCATTATGTTGATATAGGTCCTCTTGGTAATACAATGAAAAATATAGAAAAAGACAAGCCTAAATGTTTAGATTTTAGATATAAAAATAATAATATTGAAACGGGTTGGGGACATGTAATGATGGAACTTGCGATACCCCTTGCAGTGGCATTAGAACCAAAAAATATAATAACAATTGGATGGGATATTGTAAATTCAAGAACATATTACAAAAATACTTTTAAAAATTACTCAAAAGAAGATGTCATTATGGAATTTTCATCATATTTGTCACATTATTTAAATAAACATTACGATATTAATATTTTTAAATTGTCAAAAAATCAAGGTGCTAAACTACCATTATATAAATTTGAATAATGATACTCTCATAATAACAGTTCTATATTTTTTTTATTTTCAATATTTTTTTTGAAATAATTATATTCCCATAATTCACAATGGCAACTATTTTTCTTATTATGAAAGGAAAATCCTATTAAATAAATTTTTTTTATATTTTTCAAATTCAATAAATATATTAAAAAATTAAATCCGGTAGTCCAACTACATTTACATTTTTTTGGATAATTTAATTCTTTAAATACATTACCACCTATTTTTATATTATATAATGAATTATGAATTAAATATTTTTCATCTTCTGTATTGTAATATTTATCAAATTCGCTCTCATTCTTACCTAAATCATTGGTAAATATATTTATAATATTTTTATTGTAATTTCTTTTATTATACCCCCAAAATCCATTTCTTTTCTTTCTATAAACCATAATATCAGTTTTACTTTTACAATAATCTTTTATAATTGGTTTATAACCATTAAATCTAACAATTAATGTATCTTTATATTTATAATTATCTAAAAAATGTTTTGTTTTTTCAGATACATTTGGATTATTTGCTATCAAAAATACAGTTTTATTATCAAATATACTTGTAGTAAATATATTTCTAACATTTTTAAATGATTCTTTTAAATTTAATGTAATAAATATCAATACTATACATATTAATATAGTCAACATAATCAAAATATGTTTCATATAATATTAATTTAAAAAAAAAATAACTATAATTAGTATATGAATTTAGAAACACTGAAACACAAATTTTTTATTATTGCTGGTCCAAATGTAATTGAATCTGAAGAACACATCTTAAAAATGGCAAAAAAATTGAAAGATATTTTTAGTAATTATGATGTCAATTTTATATTCAAAACATCAATTGATAAAGCAAATAGATCATCATTAAATTCTTATAGAGGACTTGGATTTGAAGAAGGATTGCGTATTTTAAAAAAAGTAAAAGAAGAATTAAATATACCAATTATTACAGATATTCATGAAAGTTGGCAAGCAAAACCAGTTGGAGAAGTTGTAGATGTAATACAAATACCAGCATTTTTATGTAGACAAACCGATTTGTTAAAAGCTGCTTCCGAAACTGGAAAAATAATTCATGTTAAAAAAGGACAAATGTGTAGTGCTGAGCAAATGCATAAATGTAAAGAGAAAATAATAGCATTTGGTAATCCAAATGTAATTTTATGTGAAAGAGGTAATACATTTGGATATCAAGACTTGGTGGTTGATCCAAGAAACCTAATATGGCTTAAATCTGATACTAATTTGGTTTCAATGGATATAACACATTGTCTTCAACAACCATCACAAAAAATGGCTGATGGTACTGTTAAATCAGGTGGTTTAAGAAACTTAATTCCACATATGGGTAAAGTAGCAATAGCTTTAGATGTTGATGGTATATTTATGGAAGTTCATGACAATCCTGATGAAAGTAAATGTGATGCTCCAACACAATGGCCATTAAATAAATTAGAATGGTTGTTAGAATATTTAGAGATTGTATTGAATAAATAATCGTTTCATTTTCAAATATTTTTTAAATATTTAAATAATCCACTATTTTTTAAAGGTATTAATTTATTTAAATGCTCTTTATTTAGTTGATTAAAATATTTTTTGTCTTCATTTAGATGTGTCGCCAATTTAACTGTTGGTTTTATTTCTATATAAGTATTGTAAGAATATTTAGGTTCATTACCCATTTCAATTCCTGAAATATAGATATTTTTAGCATTATTTTTAAGTGTAAAATCTATTGCTTGTATACCACAACTTATTAATATTTTTTGTTTTTTAAAAGCTTTAATTTCATTGGGATTAAATGTGTTATTTAGTATTTGTACATTTGGAAATTTGTTTTTTAGCATAGATAAAATTTTAGTATTTTCATTATTATTTTTTAAATTAGCCCATCGTATTACAATAATATCAATATCCATATTGATTTTATCTAAAAATTGGGTTTTGAAATTTTTGTATAATTGATACATTTTACACATTAGCCAAATGGTTTTTTTACTCGTTTTTTTATTAATTTGTTTATTTAATATCGAATCATTCACCAATATTATAATATTTGATTTTAATTTTATATTTTTTGAGCTTGGACCACTACACACAATATCAACATTTTCATTTTCAATCATATCTATTTTATTATTTTTCAATAATTTAGTATAATCAAACTTGAAATTAGTAAAATTACTTGTGTTTTCTTTTTTAAGTTGGTATGATATCAAAAATATCAAAAGGAAAATTGAAAATATTAAAATTATTTTTAAACCCATACTATATTATTTTATAATAATATTGTTATATTTTATATGATAAAAATATTTGTACCAATTAAATTAAATTCTCAAAGATTACCTAATAAAATGATGCTTCCATTGGGAGACAAAATGCTTTGTCAACATATTTTTCATACATTATTAGAAGTTAAAAAAATAATTGATTGTGATATTTACTGTTTTTGTTCAGATGAACACATTAAAGACTATTTACCAGAAAAAATTATATTTTTGAAAAGAGATAGTAGTTTAGATAAAAATGAAACAAAAGGTATAGAAATTTATAAATCTTTTTTGAATATTATTAATGATGGAGATATATATGTGTTATGTCATGCTACAAGTCCATTTATCAAAAAAGAAAGTATATTAAAAGGTTTAAAAGAAATAATAGATAATGATCATGATTCAGCACTATCTGTATCAAAAATTCAAACATTTTGTTGGTATAAAAATAATACATTAAACTATGATTTTGATAATGTTGTTCGAACTCAAGACATTGATCCTGTATTTTGGGAAACAAGTGCCTTTTACATGTTTAAAAAAAATATATTATTAGGGTTAAACCGACGTATTGGCTACAACCCTTATTTTGTTGAAACAAATAGAATAGAATCAATTGATATTGATGAAAAAGAGGATTATGATTTAGCAAGAAAAATAATTTGATTGTTCATGGAATCTATTTCATTATTTAATTTGTCTACTGTAATATAATTCGTTATACCTCTGTTACCCCTATATCCATTATGTTTACCAATTCGATTTTCTTTTATGAATATAGCATTATAAATATCATATTTAATATTATAAGCATTTGGAATCATTGTCGTTGTTTTATAATCTTTATTTATATGATTTGATAATGTTTTTTCAATCATCGCTGAATCATGGTATGTTTTTAATGATTTTGTATTCAAAAATCCATATATTTTTTTTATAGCTTTTCTATCATTGAATAGAAACCATGAATCAATATAATCTTTTTTTTTTGAAATATGGATACCAACCATAGATTTATTTTTATTTATAAAAGCATCATACCAGTTCCCAGTTTTGTAAAATGGACCTATACAACTATCATTCATAAGTATAAAATAATCATAATCATTAAAATTAATTTCTTTCAGATTATCTCTATGACCACCAAAATCAAATCCAACGTTATCGGTTTTTCTAATTTTTATATTATTATTTTTATTGTATTTATTTAAATCAATCGATATTTTATGGTCTTTAACATTAATAATCATATACATATTATTTTTTAGTCCATGTTTCAAAAAGAATTCTAAATTTTTCTTGGTATTTTCCTTTTCAAAGTAAACATAACTAATAAAAATATTTGGTGAATTATTATCTATAAATGTTTCTTTATTAGTTATTAATATTAATATAATTATTAATATAATTATTAATATATTTATTATTTGTTTGTATGCCATATAATATTATACTATAATATAACAATTCCTATTATTGTTAATTCATTAAGTATTGGTATATAATTATACGATTTTAACATATTTATATATTTAGTATCATCATTTTCATAATAAAAATTAGTATTTAAATCATTCATACTAATTTCTTTTAAATCTGATTTGTTTAACAATAGTCTTCGTATATCCCCATCAGTCAAAATACCTAATAATTCGTCATTATTATTTACAAAAAAACTACATCCCATTTTATATTTAGTCATTTCAAGAAATATTGTACTTAAATTAGCATTTGTGTTATTCAATTCTATTTTTGGATAATCTGTTATTATAATATCTTTTATTTGTTTTAAACTATTTCCAATATTACCTGCCGGATGATTTAATTTATATCTGGATTTATCTAATTTTAATATATTACACATTTCATACACCAATATATTTATAAAAAATATAAATACCATTATACTATTTGTTGGTAAACAGTCTACGTTACATTTTATTTCACTTATAAATGGTAGTAAAATAGTATCATCACATAAATCAATGAATTTTGAGTTTTTATTACAACAAATTCCAATTATTTCACATTTTTTTTGTTTTAAATAAGGCAACAAATCAATAATTTCTTTAGTATTACCACTTTTACTAAATAATAATATTAAATCATTTTCTTTTATTGATCCTATATCACCATGAATACTATTCAAAATATTCAAATTAAAAGCATTTATACCTATCGATTTTAATATAGTACAACAATGAATAGAAATACATTCAGATTTTCCTACACCACATAAATAAATATTATTATTAGTAATAAGCCTATTTATTTTTATTGCTAATTTATTTATACATTCAATATTGATATTTTCAAGTTGATAGTACATTTCTTTTTTCATATCTTTTATAACACTTTGGTTTGTTACACATCTTTCATTTAATATCAAGTAATCACAAAACTCTCGTATACATCCATTACCACCATCTTTAGAACTAATAAAATTACATATATTCAAAACTTCTTTATGGGCATTTTTAGGACAACCATTAAATTTAACATTCTCTAAAACATCTATATCATTTATATCATCACCCATGTAGGAAACTTCTGTCTCTAAATTTATATTTAATTTTAAGCATAATTCCTTCAAATATTTAAATTTGTTATTATTTTCAAATGAATAATAATCTAATTTAAGATGTTTAATAATTTCTAACTGTGATTTATTTTTTTTATAACCAGATATTATACACACCTTTATATTATTTTTTTTTAGTAAACTTATCCCAGTACCATCTTTTACATTATAATGTTTAATAACACATCCATTATTATCAATGAATACTTTTCCGTTAGTAAAACATCCATCAAAATCAAATACAGATAATTTTATCATATAATAATTAGTATAATATTTTTATTATATCTAATTATACGTTATGTTAACTTACAATCAAGACATTAATCTTTTTTTATATTATTCAATAAAAATAGAACAAAAGCTACTTTGTCAACTTACCATGTGACTTATAAGATGATATAGCCTAACTGGACTAAATACCTTATAAGTTTATTAATGTATCTAATTCTTCATTAAAGTTCTTTTTTATTTCCCAACCAAGACTTTTAATTTTATCATCACTAATCCAGTATCGGGTATCATTAAATGGTCTATCTTCAACAAATGATATATAATCGTGTAAATATTCGCTATTTTTAATTTTTTTTATTAGAATCTTAGATACATCTAATACCGAATATTCATCTTCGCTACCAATATTATATATTTCTCCAATAGTCCCATTATTCAATATTAATTTAAAAGCATTACATAAATCATCTACATGTAAAAATGATCTTATAGTTTTACCTTCTCCATGAATTGTTAGCCTTTTATTTTCTTTTAATAGCTTAATAAATTTAGGTATAAGTTTTTCATGGTATTGATTTTTACCATAAATATTATTGCTTCGTGTTATTATTATTGGAAATCTAAATGAATGATAATAGGATTGTACTATTAATTCTGCCCCAGCTTTAGTTGCAGCATATGGATTTGTAGGACATAATATTGACGATTCTGTTTTCTTTTGATTTAGATCATCAGTTATACATGATTCACCATAAACTTCGTCAGTTGATATATGGATAAATTTTTGAATTTTGTTATGTTTAATATGATAATGATAACAACAATCTAATAGATTATGTGTTCCTAAAATATTATCATGTGTATATTGTATCGGATTAGAAAAACTATTACATACATGGGATTGAGCAGCAAAATTTATCACATGTGTTATTTGATGAGTGTTCAAAATAGTATTAATTAGGTCTTTATTACTAGTATTTCCTTTTATAAATAAATATTTATCGTGATTTCGTATATTTTCATCAATATATGTTTCATTAGCACAATAGTACAACGCATCTAAATTAACTAATTTATTTATAGTAGTACTATCAAAAATACTATTTATAAAATTAGATCCAATAAATCCACAACCACCAGTTATTAAAATATTCATTATACGATTTTATTATATTATTTTATTAATAAATTTATATTATAATAATAAATATATTACCAAAATAAAAGGAATAACCTGACACTTACCTTTAGAAGATTTAAAAACAAAATCAAAATATTAATATTATTAGATATAATGCTATTAATGATTATAAATAATATATTTATTATTTATAAATGAAAATTTTAATAACAGGTTGCGTAGGATTTATAGGGTCTCATCTATGCGAATATTTATTAGAAAATAGATTATTTGAAGAGGTTATTGGAATAGATAATTTAGATCCGTATTATGATATTTCTATAAAAGAAAATAATTTAAGGTTGCTAAATAAATTCCCTAATTTTATTTTTTTGAAAGAAGATATAGTAACAACTAAATATATAGAAAAATATAAACCAGAAATTATTTGCCATCTTGCTTCTCTAGCAGGAGTTAGAAATAGTTTAGAAAATCCTAAAAATTATTGTAGGGTTAATATTGAAGGAATGATTAATTTATTGGAGCAGGCAAAAATATACAAACCTAAAAACTTTGTTTTTGCTTCCAGTAGTAGTGTATATGGAACTAATCAAAAAGTCCCCTTTAAAGAAATCGATAATATAGATAATATCAATTCTCCATATGCCGCAAGTAAAAAGGCAATGGAAGTATATGGACAATTGTATAATCAGTTATATGATTTAGACATAATCGGATTGAGGTTTTTCACTGTTTATGGTCCTAGAGGTAGACCAGATATGGCCCCCTATAAATTTATGAACGCAATTAAAAATGATTTAGAAATTACTAAATATGGGAAAGGTGATTCATTTAGAGATTATACCTATGTTTCAGATATAGTTCAAGGAATTGTAGGTGCAATAAACAGTCGGAAAGGCGGTTTTGAGGTTTATAATTTAGGTAATGGGAATCCAATAACTTTAAATGAATTTATATCAACTTGTGAGAAAGTGTCAGGAAAAACAGCAAAAATAAAGGAAATAGAAAATCAACAAGGAGATGTCCCTGGAACATATGCTTGTATAGAAAAAGCAAACACAGATTTAGGTTATAATCCAACAGTTAAATTAGATGAGGGATTAAAAAATGTTTTAGCATATAAATATGTTGAAAATAAATCAAAAAAGGAAGAAAACTCTAAATTTAGAAATTATGGCGGATATAGTGTTCTAGTTACTGAATGGTGTGTTTTAGGTGATTGTATGCAATCAGAATGTCACCATTGTTATCCAGTTAAAAATGTGAAACATGAATTATGTAAGGAATAAGGAGATTGTGAATTAATTTAATATAAGTAGTCTCTATAACATTTATAACTAATAAATTATTCTGTATATTTGTTTGTAATAAATATACTATTATTTATTTGTTAAAACAGTCATTTGATCTTTATACTCTATATTGAACTGAGGAAATCTTTTATGTATTATTTTATGAACTTCACGATTGTCCTCAATAAAGTACACAAATTTATTAGATAAAAATGGTATTATATTTTCTAAAGTTGTTAATATACATTCATCAGAATGACAACCATCATCAATAACAATATCTAATGTTTTATTTTTTAGTAATATATTTTTAAGGTGAATTTTCATATTATTATCAGCATCTAATTGATCAAAATTATAAATACTTAAATTATTATTTTTAAATGCTCCTCTAATTTCTAAATTTTGTTTATTATTTTTAAAATTTTGTAAATCTATATCAAACCCATATATTTTCGAATTAGGAAATAAATCACTCCAGGTTGCTAATCCAATACCAGTTAATATACCTATTTCAACTATATTTAATTTATTACTAGTATCAAATCTATTCAAATATTTTGAATAAATAGGTGCGTAATTATGATATTTTGATTTCATACGGTCACCTCCCTGCATACCATTTTTTTTCGTATTTAATAAATTTTTTTTTTTTCTTAAATCTTTTTTACTAATTTTATGTCTAATTATATTTTTTGTTAATCCTCCATATTTTTGTTCTAAATCTATTAATTTTTGTTCAGATATATTTTCAAATAATTCTATATTTTTATAATTTAGTAATACAAGAAGAATTATTATTAAAATAAGTATAATAAGTGTAATAAGTAGTAACATATAATATATTATAAGAAAAAATTTATTTCCATAAACTTCCTATTTCATAATCATATTCTATAGGATTAAAATTTCTTCTACCTGATTCTGGAACAAAAGTCAATTCACCAAAATAAATTTTACCATTAATTTCATATAGATCTACTCTTACAAATTTAAAAGGTTTTGATAATTTTTTAGAAATTGATTTCATTTCATTAAACAAATTTGGTTTTTTTATTTTAAAATTACAGTTTTTACTTTTAAACCACCATGGTAATAAATTAAAATTTTCATCGTAAAAATTACGACAATGTTTAATAAATCTATTAGAGTCAATTTGTAAAAATAGTATATTACCATTCAAACAAAAAAATTTGTAATCTTTAATATTATTACCTAAATATTCCTCCACTAAAATCACAGGTTTAATATATTTGTAATGATGTTCTGTTTTTGTTATATGTGGTTTTATACACTTACTTTTCCAATTTTTATATTCATTTACTAAACCTTTATATTTTCTACCTCTACCAAACATTTTTTGTATTTTATTATCTTTAATAATTATTACATCTCCTGAACCATTATTTGTTTTTATGACACAATTTTTGGGTAATGAATTTAAATCTAAAATATTATTATTGATATCTAATGTTTGTAAAGTTTTTGGTACATTTAATCCTTTTATATTTAAATTATTAATATAGTCTTTGACTTTATATTTATCAGCATATAATGAATATTCTTTTGGTAGATTTTTACCATATATTTTTAGTTTATCTGTAAATTTTAATTCTTTCCAATTAAAAGGTTTAGAAAATGAAATGTTTGAAAATTTATCTATTTTTTTATTTGTTTGTAATAAAAGTAATAAAATTATTAACACTAACAAATATATTATTTTTTTAGTCATATATATTATATGCTGAAAAAAATTATTATTTTAGTTTTGATATGTATTTTATGTATTTTATGTATTATTAATTTGAAAAGTACAGTTGAAAATTTCGATAATAAAGACAAAATTAATATTGTGATGTCATGTGATAAAAATCAATTTATTGGTTTAATTGCTATTGTTAATTCTATTTTAAAACATACAAATGAAGAAAATAAATTATTTTTTAATTTTTTAGTAGATATTAATGAAAAACCAATTTTAGATAAATTGATTAATGATAAATTTAAAATTAAAAATTATTTTATCAAAGAAATAGAAATAGATAATAATATAGTTGACAATATCAGAGTAAATAAAGATAATAATATAAAAAATAATATGAATTTTGCTCGTTTTAATTTTGAAAATGAATTCCAAAATTTAGATAAAATAATATATTTAGATGTTGATATGATTGTAAAAGCACCAATTGAAGACTTATATTATGAAACTATAAATTCTAAATATCCAATATCTGCGGTAGAGACTAATAATTTTAAAGATAGTGTTGATATATCGAATGAATGTAAAAAAATGTATAATCTTAAAAACGAATATCCTTATTTTAACGCAGGGGTTTTCTGTACTTCATTAAATTATTGGAGGGAAAATGGTATAAAAGAAAAAATTATTGAAATTATGAAAAAACATAAAAAATCTAAAAAAGGTTTATTTGAATTAGGAACTCAACCTATATTAAATATAATATTTGTTAATAATTTTCAAATTTTAGATAAAACTTGGAATACACGTGGATTAGGTTGTCAAAAAGTTAAATCTGAAATCATAAATAGAGCAAAAATTATTCATTGGTCTGGACCCGATAAACCTTGGTTAAAAAAAGGGAGATATAAGAATTTATGGGAAAAATATAACTTACTCTAAATTTATTATTTCATACTCATTTTTTTGTTTGAAATTATTATTAAATTTATTTTTATCTATATTTTATAACCTAATATATATATATGATAAAAATTTATTTATTAGTTCTGCTAGTAATAATATTATACTATTTGATAAAAAAAATTAAAATAGAAAATTTCAGTAATAAACAAAAAAAATATAAAATAGCAATATATTCTTACAATTTTGGTAATTATAGAAATGAATTAGGTAAAAATATAGATAAATTTAATTATGATAAAAATTTTGATTATTATTTTTATACAGACCAAGAAAAATTAAAATCCACAAAATGGAATATTATTAAAGTACCTTTGCGACCAAGAACTGAACATATGAATGCTAATCGCGTTACAACTAAATATTATAAGTTTAAAAAAATACCAAAAGAACTAAATCAATATGATTATATAATTCATATTGATAGTGGAAGAGTAAAATATTTAAATAAAATTTCTTATGATAAAATTGAGAATATTATAAATGATAATAAGGAAGTTTTATTTTTTGGTCGAAAACAACCAGTACATAAAAATATTTTACATGAAGCAGAAAGTGATTGGCATATAAAAAAACATAAAAATGAAAATATTAACAATAGAGATAGGTGGGTTTCCAAACTAAGAAATGAAAATTATAAACAATCAATACCACATGTAGAATTATGTTTCTATTTAATAAAAAATTGTGATTACATCAAAAATTTATTTAGTAAAGTATATGATAAATTATTTACAGAAAAATTGTGTAGAGATCAATTTATATTTTGTTATATTTTAGATAAAAATAATTTTGATATTAATAAATTTAAAATTATAAAATATTTTTAATAATGATTATCTCATTTTTTCTATATTTATTTATTTTTAAAGATATTGATAAATCAATAAAATTTGAATATTACTGACATTTTCTTAATAAATTTAGTATATTTACATTAAACATAACTAATTATTTAATTTAAATGTTGATTATAATTAACTTAAAATTAAATTAAAATTAAATTATTAACTTCTCGTTAAAATAGATAAAATTTATTAATAATTAACTATAATGAAATATTTAGTTTATGGTGGAACTGGTTGGATTGGTTCTATGATGTGTAAATTATTAAATGAACAACATATAGATTATAGTATTGGACAAATCCGTGTTGATAATGACACATTGTTAGAATCAGAAATTGATGACATTAATCCTACACATATTATGTGTTTTATTGGTCGGACACATGGTGAATATGAAGAAACTAAAATAGGCACAATTGATTATCTAGAAAAACCAGGTAAACTTGTTGATAATATTAGAGATAATTTATTTTCACCATTAGTATTAGCATTAATATGCCAATGTAAAAATATTCATTTAACTTATATTGGAACTGGATGTATATTTTCACAAGAAAGTACCGATATACAAGGATCACATGGTTATACTGAAAATGATATTCCAGATTTTTTTGGTTCTTCTTATTCAATTGTAAAAGGATTTACCGATAGATTAATGCATCAATTTAAGGAATCGGTATTAAATTTACGAATAAGAATGCCTATAGTCAATTACGATAATTCACGTAATTTTATAACAAAAATAACTAAATATGATAAAATATGCTCTATTAAGAATTCTATGTCATATTTACCAGAACTTTTACCATTAGCATTAGATATGTCTAAAAATAAAACAACTGGTACAATGAACTTGACAAATCCAGACACAATTAGTCATAATGAAATATTAGACATGTATAAAACATATATTAATCCTAATTTTACATGGAATAATTTTAGTATAGAAGAACAAAATAAAATATTATTATCAAAACGATCTAATAATAAACTTAATACAACTAAATTAGAAACATTATATCCTAATGTACAAACCATCAAAGAAGCTTGTAAAATATGTTTATTAAATTATAGAATATAATTAGACAAATATTATTATATATTATTATTATATATGAGTAGAGGATTTAATTATTCATTTTTATCAATATGTGTCATTATTTTTGTAATATGTTTGTTCAAAATAGGTAGCCATGATACATCAACAGTTAAAAATAACGATGAAAAAGAGAAATACATTGTTAACAATTCGAACAACAAACAAAATATAAAAACATTTTTATTACCATGTATTGCATTATTATGTTTTTTTGTAGGTTGTTATTATTCAGCATTAATTGTTGAAAATGTAGATATTAAAATAGATAAATATTGTGGAATTTTTTATTTGATATTTATTGGGTTAATTTTATTAGTTACAAACTTTACTGTTTTTGATAAAGAAAAATTACTAAAATATATTGGTGGTAAAAAATTTTCAAAGATTGGAGTAATAATGTTTATTGGCATCGGTGCTATTATTTTTGGATTTATTGATAATTTTGGTATGAGATTAGGTACAGAAGCATTAGATGATATATTCGTTCAGTCGTTTTTATCACCTCTGTCAATTGATACACGATTTACTAAACATCAAGACAATATTCAGGAAAATTTTAAAATAATTAATAAATGGAATGAACATGATTGGAGAAAAGTAATGAATCATGTTTTGCGGTTCAAAGATGAAATATCAAAAAATAAAAAAATGTCTGATTTAACAAATGTTTTAGATTCATTTGGATGCGAAGCATTAAAAATACCAAAAGAAGTTCTTAAAAATAGAAATACTACTAATAATTTTGTAGATAATTTAAGAAGCAAATATGATATTATTGAAGGTTCTAAAGGTATGTTAGGTAATACATTTTCTAATTTTTGTGCTGGATTATTAGGTGCTGGTGTAATTGGTTTATTTACATATTTAACATCCTATGATGATATGGATGTTGGAGATGATAAA